GTAAAGCCTACAAATGAAGTTCCCTTAAATGGAATTCCTGTAATTTTAGTCGAACCTCCTCCACTTATTGTTCCTACTGAAGCTATAATTGCTTCAACCTCGCTTCTTATTACAATTCTAGATGGCTCTGATTCCTTATAAGCAATAGCACCAACATCTCTTATTATCCTACCAGTTATTCCTCTTGGGTTTAAATCTATTTTTTCAAGATTTTCAATTCTACTTACTAGCTCGGGAACGGCATCTGAACCTACAAAGTTTCTGCTTGATAGCTCCAGGTCTATTTGCATATCAGCACCACTTACAGTATGTCTAAGTGATGTTACCCTCATACTAAATGGTTGAATTCTTCCAAATGGACTAACTGAAACCCAGTCTCCAGCCCTTAATCCAAAATCAGTAGACTTACACGCACCATTAGTTAGGGGAAAAGCTTTTCTTTCAAGTTCTGATTCTATTTTTTTAAAAACCGTCTCTATATCATCGCCACCATTTCCAGCATTAAATATACCTTGCCTTTCATCATATTGCGATACAGATGCTGAATTCCTAGCTTCAACCAATACCTTTCTTCTTATTTTGTATTCAACTACAATACCAAAGTTTTGAAATTCAGCGTCTTTAGGATCCCCATCTATATAAGGAGGTCTTGAAAAAGATATTCTTCCAGAAAATAAGTCTACATCAACTGTCAAAGACTGAAGTTCATTTTCATTAATAAATTCTTTTGTAAGCTCAACAGGACTAGTTATAACTGGCTCTCCTGAAATCTCCCACTCGGAACCATTAAACTTACTTCCATAAATTGAATTTGAGCAGCCATTAACCTCTTTGCTTGTTATAACTGACCTATACTCATAAGCTTCTGACTTAATGACGTTTCTTAATTCAGATATATTTCTTTTAAGCTTAAGGCTATCTGATGCTATATTTACTCCTGATGCAAGCTGAAAAGGTGCTATTTTTGTTTGGGCATCAAAAAACTCAAGAACGCCGTTATTTACTCTCCAACTCCAACCAGCTATCTTAGAAACTTTTCTCATTAAATCATACAGGGTTTCCTCTCTAAGAAGTATTGACCCTACATTACTACTGTTAGGTTCAACTCCTGAAAGAGAAATGCCTGTATATGCTCCAAATCTTGTGAAGGCATCAATTATAACTTCATAAGCTGTCATCTCCTCAAATATATATGTAAACTTCCTGCGGGTAAGCTTTTCAGCCTCTCCGGAACATTTTATTATATAATAGTCATCGTGACTAAGCCTACTATCATCTATTTCATCAATTATTGCTATCCAGGTTATTGACCTTCCTGATGCTGTTTGAGTTATTAGTATTTGAGACCCAAGATCAATCTCATTAATTGATTCATCTGAATTTATAGAAGCAGGTATTCTAAAGTCAAATTGGCTTATGACCTCATCTACACTCTCTCTTATACTCATATCTGATACGTATATAAACTCGCCATTAATGTATACATCTTGAATTAATCCTGATTTAATCATTATGCGAATCCTCCTGTCAATCCTTGACCCTGCCTTCTAAGCCTATCAAGCATATCTCTATCATCTCTAAAAACTGAATTCCTCATATCAACGTAAGTAGAGCTATTGCTACCACCTACCCCACCTGATGATCTTAATTGAGCAGCTGGAGCAGTTGAGTTTAATGACATAGATGATTCAAGACCTGCCGTGCTTGCCCTTGTTTGTATACCTGTTATCTCTGAAAACATAGATCTAAATTTGTTAACAACGTTGCTAACAACTGAATTAGCCCAGTTAATTAGATTTGATCCAATTTGAGAGAAGAAGTTCATTATGTCTCTTGGGAATGACTTTAGAGAGCTAAGTATTTTTCCCCCAATTCCACCCAAACTCTCGCTAAGAAAGCTTGTGAACTTAGACCATACATTGGTTGCAAACTCTGATATAGCGGACCAATTTGTTACGGCAAGATATATTCCTGTAATCGCTGATGCTATTCCTACCGCTACTAATATAAATGGAGCAGAAACAGTAGCTAAAGCTGCAAATCCAACTTTTAGAATTGTAAGTAAAGGCCCAAAAGTTGCAAATGCGGATATTAACCTTCCTGTTATTGAAAGCAATGGACCGACAACTGCAACAAAACCAATCATTGACAGTATCATACCTTGTATTGGTCCTGGGATTAAGTTAAATGCACCTACCAATACACGTATTGTGGCTGCAAAACTATTTATAGCTGGAACAACGACACCAGTTATAACAGGAACTATTGATTCCATAACAGGTAGTAATGATACACCTATCTTGGTTGTTAGTGCTTCAAAAGTTGCCCCAAGTATTGCCAAAGACTTTCTACCATCTTTTGATCCTTCTATTAATTCAGATGATAATACTAGACCGGCTTCCCTTGCTCTATCTGATAGTGAATTAAGTTGCTTTCCATTTTCTTTAAAAAGTGGTATAAGAGCAGCGGCATCTCCAGCCATTGCTTCCATATAAAACGTCATTTCTTGAGATCCAACTCCTGCTTTTTCAAGAGAGCTTACAAAAAGCTGAAGCGAATCTTTGCCGGATAAACCTCTGAATTGTTCAGCAGTTACCCCAACCTTTGGGCCTATATTCTCAAAGAAGTCAGCCATTGGCCCACCTCCGGTTGTTAAGAAATCACCAACTCTATCTTGAACATCTTTAAGTATGTCTCCATACTTATCCATTTCAATACCAACAGAATTAGCAGCAAATGCTTGAGCTTGGAAATTTTCTACAGTTTCTCCTGTTAAGTTAGAATACTTTTCTATTTCTTTTGTGGCGGTTGCTGCTTTTTGAGAAAGAGCTAATATGCCAACACCAGCAGCTGCAAGTGGTCCAGTTACCCATTTTGACATTTTATCGCCAGTTGCCGAAACTCCTTGACCTAGCTTATCAATCTTTTCTGAAACTTTATCTATAGATAAAGCAGAACTAGAAGCACTTTCTGAAAGACCTCTTATTTGACTGCCAGCCCTTTCAGCTCCCTTTAATATGTAATTGCCGACAACTTCAAATGCATTCATTTCTGGAATTCCTCTTTTTGTCAAGTTCTATTATTTTTGATGACCTTTCTATAGTTTTTCTAATTTCTTCTTTTATTGAGACTTTAGATTGTTTTTTTGGTTTATCAATTAAGCCAAGGTCTATACAAAGTTTATCAAAATTATGTGAATAAGTCGAGTCAGACTGGAGATTTTCAAGCCAAAATAGAAATGCTGAAGGCATAAATTCATACCTACCTTCTTTTGATATATTGGATATAGCTGCATTTTTTAATTTATAGTAAACTGAATATTTTGTTTTTAGTAAATATTCTATACTCCACGAATATCTGGAAAGAGTCATATCAGACTCAATCCAGAATATATCTGCCGCTGTATCGTTTTTTATGGAGTTTACGCACTCGGCAGAAAGCTGCGCAACTCCTCGAAAAAACCCTTATTTGATGGATTTTCAAGAATTGCTTTAACTGTTCCTGTTATAAAAATAGCTGGTTTCTTCTTAAATTCGTCAACTGACATTTCATTTACAGAAGCTAAAAACTCAAAAGCTGGAATTCTTGCGTGTTTAATTGCTGCTTTTATAATTGATATACCAATTTCTTTAGCATCACCTGCCCCTGACATAATCTTATCAAGCTCGCCTTTTTCAATATTTGATACGAGAGAGTCCACAATATCAGCTGCGTTCATCATATCTTCAACATTTAAATCTCTTACTGTATGTTCTGTCATAATATTTATTCCTATATTGTTATGTGTTAGATTATATTATCGCAATATAATGATTATTTGTCAAGTCAAATTATAAATAAAAGAAAGGACGCAAAAGCGCCCTGACTTTATTGGTCCTTAAATTCCAGGGTTATGCCACTGTGGGAAATCTGATTTCAAATGGCGACTCATCCAAGTCTCCAGCTGGATCAAAATGACCTGTGAATTGCAATGATACAGTTGATTCATCACGATCTTCAGCACTAAGACTAAAATCACCATCTGCCATTGCATTTTTAAGAACAATAACAACAGGCTCTCCTGAATCTCCAGAATAATCAGCAACCAATGCAACATTAGTTAGATATGTAATTGCGGAAATATCAAGATTACGAGTAATTACATCTTCAGTGCCTGAAGTTACTGAACTTCCTGCCAATGCAATTTCAATATTTTCAGCTGTCATTTCAAGAAGATTAACATTTAATCTTACGTGCTCTTCTACAACCCTGCGAAAGCCTTTAGTTGGCCCTCTATTGCCGTCAACTTCTATTTCCCTAATATCTTGTTCAACAGTGAACTCGGAACCAGCCCTAGTTGCGCCTAAAATTCTTTCGTCAACTTCCCCGTAATTTATATAAACTACGCCTGCGTCAAGAACCATTCTTTTACTTGTTTCAGTAGTAACACCAAGATTACGTGCCATTTTGATACCTCCAAAGGTTTTTAATTAATTTATTTGTGCACAATTACATTATACATCAAAAGTTCTGTTATATCTACTCTCAAATGATACCATATATCTCCGATATCTTCCGTCGTCTTCTTTTATTGGCTGCTCTGAATTATAAAACACTCTAATATTAGTGTTTGATGAGTTATCTTTATACCCATCAAGAATTCTAACAACTTCTTTTCTTATTTCATAGCACCTAATATAACTTACTCCCTCTTCATCTCCTCTATCAAAAATATCTATTTGAATCTCCATAGAGTTCTGATTATAGTATTGTTCAGTTGAAGGTAGATATGATATAACAATGTATGGTCCAGTATCTCTAAGACCCCAAGAACTGTAAACAGCTGGGTTTCCTAGACCATCATCAGTCAGTTTTAGTTTTAATTGAACATCACTTGCTAGTGATGAGAATATTGATTGAATAACACTTATCATCTTAAGTTCCTCACTGCTGCGTTAATTATTTGTCTTTTATTTAGCATTACTTTATCACTTGCCGGTCTAAGCGCAGGTCTTGGTGCAATATTGCCAAATCCAAATTCTATCCTAGCATATTTTGCATTACTATAAACTATAGACATTTCATCTGATACAACTTTTGAAGTGTAAGATGACGCAAGATTACCTGTTCTATTTGCAGGAGCTTCTCCTGGAGATGATGCCACATAACTTACCGATGTTCCCGGAACATTATATGTCTCGCCAGTCTTAGTTCCTCTTATTATATTCTTCTTAGTCTCTGCACTAGTAAGTCTTGCAAAAGACTCTAAGATTTCTCTTGAAGAAGATAAAAGTTCTTGCGATACCTCTATTGCATTATCTGTAAATCTTACCGACATATCAATACTCCGCTTTTTCGTGTTCAACTAACCTGAAATAACACTCTTTATAATCTGACATAGGCATAGAAGGGCTGGATCCAACAAAGTCATACTGTGAACCATTTGAAAGCTCAATCCTATAGTCTCTCTCCATAGGCACTGAATTTCTTATTGTAACAGTTGCCTGACCTGCCGGACCAAGAACTTCTCCTGTTATTCTATCTTTTAATGATGAAAACTTTATTTTAGATCTGGTTGAACCCAATGATGACCAAGACCTATTATATCCCCCAACACCATCTGATGATACAATATCCATCTTTAATATAGTTATAACATACACTAGATCACCTGGCTTAACTCCGTTTAAGCAAGTCATTATAGTCCACCTACTGCGACCCTTAAGCCTCTTATAATATCTTTTGCCCCAGACTGTGATAATGCACCCTTTGAACTACAACCCCTATTCTGGTAAAGGTAAGAGGCAAGCATTAAGGCTGCAAGTATAAATCTTGGGTCAACAGAATCTATTGGACCACAAGTAGCTTTAACTTCAATGCTTGAAAATCCTGGGTATGATATTGATATTGATAGTGAGCTTACATAAACTCTAGCAGGATTACTTGCTATATCTGATTCAAAATCAGTAGTTGAGACACCTGATATAATAACATCATTAATTGACTTTACTGGTTGTCTTGGCAAGCTTATCCAGTCTGAATAGCAACCATAATTATGAAGTCTATCATATTTAAATGTGTAATCTGCTTCTGAAGGCTCATACCCAGTATATGATACAAGCATTTCAATAGATGTATTCATAAAAGACTGAAGCATAGTGGTTTCGTTAGCGCTTACAAATGAACCAAACCCTAAAAAATCAGATAAATCTGAAGTTAAAAGTCCGGACACAGGAGCCCTATAACCATTTTTAACGGCAGTCATCATAACCCAGTTTGTTTTATCGCTGTATCCAATCATATTATTTAGTCTCTTTGTCTAGTTCTATTTCTGATTTAGTTCTTCGCTTTCTCTTTGGCTTATCCTTAACTTCCACATCAGAAGGCTTACTTCCTCCATTGATTTCAATAGTCTCTAATGAGCCTTTAAAATCGCTTGCTTTGGACGCATATATGGCTCTGCCTGAATTTACAAGTTCATCTTCTCTAACACTATTAAAGGCATAAAATTCCTGACCTCTAAAGATTCTTCCTTCAATTCCTACCCAATTCTTTTTTGCTATTAGCTTAGACATAAATATTTCTCCTTTTTATAAACAAGAAATCGGTGGTATAAATTGATTATACCACCGATTGGGT